GTAATCTATCAATATGTGGGAATCATTTATTGCCGACTGTATTTCTGAAGTTGAATTACCCGAAGGGTTGGCTTGTATGACAGCCAATATTTCAGCAGTAGTGTTGCCTGTTGGGTTTGAATTTATAACCGCTATTATCTCTGCTGTTGTATTTCCAATAGCAGGCACTCCTGTCAAATTAAGCCAACCAAGTGCCATATCACCATCAAGATAAATTGTGCTTACATTCAATACTGTTATATTCAAATTGTTTTTGCCACCAGATGTGATATTCCCCCACATCCATTCCCCGCCAACCTGCCAGTAATTAGTACCGCTTGCACCACCAGCAGCGTCAGCAGCGCATGTCCAGCTTGTGCCTGACATCTTTAGTATTTGTGTATCTGAACACTTTGTTAGATTATTGTATCCAAGCAAAGGGTCAAATTGTTTTGTTAATTTTATGTAATTCAGAGTAAGGTTGTTCATTGTCCAGTTGTCTGAACTGCTTGAGATGGCATAATAATCCAATTTGCCTGTATATGGGTTGTATATGGTATAAAAAGATAACCCAGAGGTGCTTGCTGCGCTAACTATAAGTATAAGAAGCACGAGAATCCCAAACTTTATTGAATGCACTTGTACCACCCGCCCATTTTATATCTGTCACCATGCTGTTTGAATTATATGTCAGTTTCTTTATTCTCCACACAGCAGCACTTGTGGATGAACCCGGCTGTGCCTCCCCAACATATGTGACATTTGTGCCGGTATATTCCATTTTGGTTGTCCATTCAGTATTGATTAAGGTATATGACATCAAATCACCTCAATTTTCATGTTCATGGTGGATTTTGGCACTGCCCCGCTTATTTTAACAACATAACTTCCATTCATGTAAATTTTGTCAAAATCTGATTCAGCGTATTTGCCATTTTGGTCATGCACACGCCTTCTTATTGCGAATACCCCGCCATTGACTTCTTTTATATCAAACACTATATCTTGTGGTTCATTAGCATTGACACACAATATATTGTATGTGGATATTATATTTTGTGGAATTATGACCTTTTCAAGAGTGCCATTTACAGTAATGTTGGATATTCCAATGCCTTGTTCATCAATCTCAATCTCAAGGGTAATCAGCCCTGATAATGGTTCAGGCTTTTCCTCTTCAGTGTTTTCTACTTCAGCCATTTTTTCAGCCCCCTTCTAAGGATGTCTTTAACCTTTTTACCATTCCACACGGGCAATTCATTATCCTGCTTCAAAACCTGAAGTAATCCATCTATGGTGGGGTACATAGCTCTTAAATCGTTAAGGGTCTCTTTGCCTATGCCTTTCAACCCAAGAATATAGCCCCAATCCCAATTATCTATTTCTTTTTCGACTTTTTTTTTACTGTTTTGGTTTCTGGTTTTGGTTCCTCTTTCTTGGGTGGGTTCTTCAACCTTTCAATTTCCCTTTCCAGTTCCCTTATCTTATTCTTGTCTGCTTCTGTCATAATCAACTTCCCCTTGTCAAATGCACAGCCGTGATATTAGTTCCATTATAATACATTATTACGTCTCTTAGGTTGTTTATTCCAGCAGTCTCAAGAGCCTGCACTACTTCTGCCAACGTCCCTGTATGGGTCGTTATGCTGCTACCTGTTGTTGTAGCGGTTGATACTACCATATTAAGTCATGCCATCCTTGCAGCCTGATACAAGCTGCCTGTTTAATGTCCCTTTTCCTGAAGTCAGTGGTGATGGCTTGCAACCATCTACCAAGCCAGAATATCTTGTAACAGTGAAATTTACTGTGTATGAACCTTCTTGTGTGCGTATTGTTATGTCCGAATACTGCACTTTATCTATTTTTGGTATCCTGCAATATACCCTTACAGTGTCGCCATTGGAATATGCCTGTGTGCTTTGTGCCAAGTTTATTAGGTATTGACCGCTTGAATTTGTCCATACCCTTGTGTAATCATCAACTGGCGCAGGCATAGTTCCTTCTGATGTGTCCCTTACATACACTTCCGCACCCTGATAGACGCTGCCATCTACCGTTACTGTCCCTCTAATCACAAAGGGTGCTTGCTTTCCATGAGTTCTCGCTGGCATTTAATCCCTCGTAAATTTCCAATTGCCATTTTCATCTTTCTTGTAATTGACTATAATCTGCCCTTTCGGATGGGCTATGTTCTTGTTCCTATGGACTATATCAGGGTTATGGTATCCCCTTATGCCCGGATGCTTGTGCAGGAGCTTCTCAACCCCATAATCATTTACATACCTTTTTAACCCGGTTCTTATTGTAGTGAACATCCTGTTTCTCAATGCGTATGCCGAACCTCCAGCACCAGCAAGGATGCCAATTATGATTCCCCAAGCCCAGTCAAAACTTTCTTCAGGTTCCGGGCATTCGCAACAACTGTCGCAATCGGCACATATTACGCTGCAACAGGAATCGCAATCTTCATATGGTGTCGTGTCTTCAGGGCATTCCTCGCAAACAGGGCAATCTGGGCATTCCTTGGGTTCAGGGCATATTTCCTTGCCGGTCAAATCTATCTTTATTACAACAGGGTTATAACCCAAATCATTTACCGTGACTGATTCACCGCCAACTGAAATCTTGAAGTCATCACCCACCAATACGCCCTCCGGGAAGTTCTGTGGGTTGAACTGGAAGTGACCATTTATGTCTGTTATGAATGTGGCAGACCTGTCTGTTCTCATGTTCGTGCATGTGACTTTGTATCCGCCCGGACTTCCATCTGTTATTATGTTTCCTGCTATAATCATTGGCAGTGTTTGTGCAGTTGCGCCTACTGCCATGACCAACATTGCCATTACCAAAGCCATTACCGCTAATTTCATGGTCTACCACACGTCCCAACGCTTAACGGGCTTGCAGGGGTCATTGTCGCATTCGAGCCATTTGTAATTAGCCAGTATGCCGTCCCGAATGGTATTGTCGTTTCGTTGTTTATTCCCCATCCATTGTAGTATGTCTCCCAACACCCGCCAGCACATCTTGTGTCGCTTGAATTGAACCAAGCAAGATATTCAAAAAATGCCCCGCATGTTGAGGATGTATTGAGTATGTATTTTGTAGTATTGCCCCTATAATTGGCAAAGCTTCTCCAGTTTCCTCTTGTGACACCGCCCGTATCGTTGTAGAATATTGAAATATTGCCCGGAGATTCAAGGCTTGTGGCATTTATCCTAAGCAGAGTCCAGCTTGTGCTTGGGTAAACATAGACAGAACTCTCGTTCGATATGTTTATTCCTTCTGTCCTATAAGTTGTTTGGTTAAATTGGTGCGTCACAAAGCTTGAATTGTCGTTCTGGTATTTGGCTATAAATGAGATGTTCCCGCCATAAGCCAATGGATAAGTGCTGTAATTGCCCAAATTGGTATCAGTTGAATACATGACACCAAGCGGTGTCCAAGTGTTTGCCGGAAGCGGGTTTACAACCCCCCAAGCATTGGAATATGTGCTTGTCGAACCTTCCCTGCCTGTTATATCAATGCAATACGGCTTAACCCAGAATTTGCCTTGATATATGCCATCAGTGATTGACGTTGCAGGCACATTCACCTCAATTCTTCTATTCAATGATGTTACTGCTGTTTTGGATGTGACATTCGCAGTAATGTTGGCATAACTATATTTTATTGAAGCACCAGTGGAATTTATGGTCTCCCAAAGGATTTCGAGCTTGCAATTGTCCGCAGTATTGGAAGTGTTGTCCGTGTATGTCCAAGACACATTAAGATAGTTCTGGTTCAAAACTACAGATTCGTTCCAATATAAATAATGATTGAATGTGTCATTATGATTTACTGGAACGCCAACAAGCGCAATAGTCGGTGTTTGTGTGTCAACCGCAAACATAGTGAGGTTTGACGTTCTCATATTGGTCTGCCCACCATAGGCAGTGCCATTATAGACATAAACGCTTACATTGAACCACGTATTGACAAGGGAATCTTCTGTAAAACTCACATTTATGGTGCATGTATCATTCGTAGAAGTGGTAGTGGATAAAGTCCCTGTAAGGTTTTGGTATCCTGTTGCATTGCCAATTTCACCAATGCAATATGTCATTGTGCCATTGAGAACAAAATCAAAGGTCGTTTCGTTTGCGCTTGAGTTGGTATGGTTCGTTGGGTAAGAGCTAAAGCTTACATTAGTCCAATTGCCACCTTCGTTTCCTACTGGGGCTGCATTTGAATTCATCGTGAACGTGGATAACATTAATACGGTTGCAATTAGAAATATTGCAAATGCCCCAATCTCGGCAATTCCCCTCATAAAGTATTCTTGTGATTAACCATTATAAATACTTTAAAAAATAAAGGGTGAGGGGCTTCGCCCCTCAATTTTAAATTTAAGTTGAAGTTATTACACAGTTGGCTGCTGCCCGAAGGTATCTCGCTATCCACCTTGCTGAAACCGCAATGCCAACATAGTCGGCATTTTCCTGCTTGTATTGCTCGATTGTTACTGGTCTCTTCTCTGCAAGGCAAAGTGCGTGCTTTGAATCAACAACATAGGCATAACTTGATGTCACTTGGCTTGAAACCAAGACAGTCATTCCCATTATTCTTCCTATGCGTCCCGTCTCAAAGACTTCCCTTGAACCCAGCTTGTCTGCCTCGTGGAACGTGTCGATGTTGTGCAGGTCATCCTCTACTTGTGGGCTGACAATCATGTAATCCGGTCTGTAATTGTTTGCCCTTAATGCCAAAACTGCACTTGATACGTTAGCCAGTGTGACTGCCGTTGAACCGCTTACCGTGTTGCTTGCTGCCGTGTCCCCAGCCTCAATCTGCGCCATTATCAGGCTGTCAAGTTTCCTTGCCATCTGATAACCGGCTTCCCTGATGTTCCACTCAACTACGGCGAACTGGGAATCCTCGACCATTTCCTTTGTGATTCCTATGTCCATGCCATATTTGAGAGGCTTCAGGTTGAAGGTCTCTGCTGCTGCCTGTTGCTTCGGGAACTCTGCACCTTCCGCTATCTGCATCACTGCAATGCTGTTTGCTGTATTCAGACAAACATCTATTGATGAACCCTTTATGTCGTTTGGTCCAAACCTAAGCGCAACAACCTGCGTACCGACAAGTTCAGCTCTTACGGAATCAATCAGCACACCATATAATGTTGAAGGTATCAGTTCTGACTCCACGTTTCTTGACAAAAGTTCTTGTAGTTTACCCATTCAAATCACCTTATGCTTCCGCTCCTACATGACCTGCTATCCCTGTGCAAAGCACAAGAACATACTCTCCTGCTGTGGATGCTGGGCTAAGTGCCATACCAATCTGCCTACCACCAGTCTCAGCCGGTACAATCCTTGCCGAACCATTGCTTCCTGTGTCTGCTTGGTCTTGGCAAACCTGCTGACCAATAGTTACCGCACCACCAACTGGCATGAGGAAAATTCCTCGTGTAGCGATTGATATTTCTGCGTTGTCGTCTGCGTCATATAGTGCAATACCACAAATAAGGGATTCGTCATCGCTTGTATCAGATAGCGACACCTGAATAACTGCTATCTTGTAGGTTGTGGTCGTGAGTTCGGTTGTCATGCTTGCGCTGATTTTGACAAGTTGTCCTGCATCAATGCCATTGGTTTCATCCACTTCTGCTGAGTAAGCTCCATAAGGCGCACTCAAATCGTTCTTTGCGTATAATGCCATTCATATCACCTTAGTATAAAGTCCACCTTCTATTGCTTGTCGGGTCATCGTTTTCCCTTGCCGAATCGGGTGTGTAAATTTCAGTTATTCCTGAAGGCTGACCTTCGATGTGTTCGACCTTTACTTCGCCACGATTAAACCCAAACCTTTCATTCATCTTTGACTCCTCGGTTTCCACGATTCCTTTTGGTTTCTCCTTCATCTTGGAAACAGATTCGTTCAATTTTTCCAACTGTTGCCTGAGTTCCTTAACCTCTGCCTTTGTTTTTTCGTCTGTTTTTGGTTCTGGTTTTGGCTCTGGTTCAGGCTTTTTCTCTTCAGAATCCTCTTCAGATTCTTCTTCAGCGAGCTTATTTCGGAGGGCTTCGTTTTCTTCTTTCATTTTTTTGAGTTCCTCTTCAATCTGCTCGATTTTACTTTTTTCCATTTTATTCACCTTATAGCTTTCCGCTATCACCTGATTAATTGAGGCATTAGGCACACCGGGAATTGGGACAAGACTGAGTTCGAGGAACTCCAATCCCTCCGGGCGTATAATGCCATCATCATCTGGCTCAGGTTCATACATTTTTCCATTCCTCATTGGATTAGCACCAATTGAGACTTTGTTTATGAATCCTCTTTCGAGTTTGTTTACGAGCCATTCTTCGTTTGTATCAATTTCGGCTTTGAAAGGCACATTCACACCATCAAAGCCTGCTTCCACGACTTTTCCAACTATATTCTTTACATCATGGTCTCCATGATTCAATAAAAGGGGCTTTCCTATAATGCTCTTGGCAGCAGCCTCAAGCACATTTGCCCTATAATCTACATTGTTCCTTGATATGCCCGCTTCAATTGCATTTCCCGTTATGTAAAGTTTCCTTTCGCCGTTCTTCAATATTGATTCCGTCAATATTGGTCTTGCATACATCAATTTTGGTTTTATTACTTCATTCATTTTCATATTATCACTACTATTTTTACCTGGTCCGGGTCTTTCAGCCCGCCTCATTTGTCCACCACATTTGGGGCATTTCATTTCAGCGCAATGAGTTTCAGTTGTGGTCTTATAACCACATTTAATACATTCGCAATTGAAACTTTCATTCATGTTTTCGCTTTTCTTTGTTTTTACCTCACCAGCATAGCTTTTGCCGTTAAGGAAACAGATATGCATATATTTCCCATTGCCCAAATCTTTTGTGCGGACTCTCCCGCCTGCCTTCACACATCTATCGAAACCTGCGGGCATGTTTAAGAAATATCTTACCCACTATATATACTTAACTTGTTAGCATTACGAAAAAATAAAGACATATTTGTTGTCAATTATCTTTGCCAACTGCTGCAATTTCATGCTATCTTCATCCCAATGGAAAATTCCATATAGGCATGGGAGACCCAAATCCCTTCCATCCCAAATGGTATTATACATCATATCCATAAGTATCACTTGAATGTTATAACCACATCTTCGCTTGCGTCTTGGTTAAGGCAAGCTTTTGTCCTTTTTGGCATCCTGCCCCTTGATTCAACTTTCATTCCCGTGAGCAAATTATTGAGGGTGTCTGGGTTGAACTTGTCAACTGTAACGCTGTTTGAATCTATATAATCCACCATATATCTTGGAATATTTATGTTTGTGTCTCTATTATATGGATTCTTTACTGTCTTTGGGCTTTTGTCCTCTCCCTGAAGGAGTCCTGTCTTCCTCTCCATCAGGCTGAATCTCCTCTTCAGGTTCATTCGTGCCTCCTTCCATGTCATATATCTTCTTTACTTCATCTTCGTTTATATCACCATAGCCAAGCTCCTTCCTCGCTTCGTTTGGCGTAACTATCAACCGTTCCTGCTTCTTTCCTACGAGCTGCCTTAATGTCCTTGATGTTCTCAAATAAGTTTCGATGTTCATGGGGTTCCATTTCATCAGGGGAACATCCGTAGTCCCAAGGACAGCCGGGAAGATTTTATCCTCATATACTGTGGTCAAGACATCCTGTATTGTCTTTACATCCCTTTCAATTGCATCCATAGCCACAAGGCTTGCCTGACCATCTGCACTACCTGACATTATCCTTGTTGGGCTGTTAAGGCACATATCCACTTGCTCTTCTGTGTGGTTTAATATGTTCACTATAGCCTCAACCCCCCTTGCTGGAGTAACGACTTGTGGTTCAATATCACCAGCCACAATAACGTCCCCACCAACGACCATTTCTTCCAAGTCTGTCCTAAAAGTCAACAATTGTTGTTTGTTGTATGGGGTTTCGGGTCTCCCGCATTTGTAAATAACCTTTGGGTAAAGGAATTTCCCTATTCTTGGCAATACAGCTTCCATATCCAATTTGTCAGTCAGATTTGACAGTCCGGGCAATATTTCACTAATCCCATAAGGGCTGACACCATCGGAGTTCCACTTGAAATCTGCTATTTCTTCTGTGTTCCATTCATTCAAAATAACCCCTGATTTTGTAATCTGCACATAACCAACAATCTCATGCGTGAAATATTCCCTTCCATTAACTTCAGTAGTTCCCCTGCGAACCCTAATCATATCCGTTGGAAGGAACTCGGTTCTTGTGGTTTCACCTGTCCCCAATATCTCCTGATACACATTCCCGTGTTTCAGCATGCTCTTTGCTATTTGCAATTTCACATTGTCGTTGCTGTATTTTCTCATCCATTTGTTTAACCTATCAACATCGACCTTTTTGCCTTCAAGTTTATATCCCCCCTGAATGGCAAAGGCAGCCCTCATGTTGATTGCCCTGAAAACCTTTGGGATTTTGGCATAACACATGTCAAGTGTTGAAAAATCAATTTTATTATCGACAATTCCGTTCTTTGTTGTTGCAAATTTAGCCCAATCCTTGTCAATCACGCCCCTTTCTCTCAGCCAGTTTTTCGGCGTTTTTTGCTCATTTTTGCCCAAAAATAGGCTCTTTACCCCCAAAATTCCGCCTCTTTCGGGCAGAATTCGGTCTTTTATATCTTTCAACTTCATAATTATAATTCCCCCAACCATTATTAATACATAATGCCTAAATCCGGCTCATCATCCCTTTTCAAGTCCCAAGTTGAGCCTTTCAGCCCAATTCCGCCTCCACCTATATTGCTTCCAGTTTCCCCCGCATAAAGGGCTAATGCCAAAGCCCAAGTGTAATCATCATGCTTTATATCACCTTTTGTTGGGTGGGTGTAACGTATTTGCCCCGATTCGGTGATTTTCTTTTGGACTGCGTGTATTTGGTTTATCAATTTTTCATTATCAGGGATTCTAATTTTTCTGTCTTGGAACAAGGTTTTCATAAACGTAAATATTCTTTCTTTATATGGCAATGTTAGGGTTTCACCCTTGACCACCGAACCCAATTCCCTCAAATCCTCTATTGTGCTTAAACCAACGCCTGTGGCATCAACAACAATCCTGCTTGGCTTCCACCTTGGGGTATTGCGTATGATATAATCTGCTGCCTCCCTATAGCTATTCTTAACTTCTTTTGTTGGCTGGAATTCCTTTATGTGGCGTATTATGAATTCTGTTTCTGTTTTTTCAACTATTATGATTACTGTGGAATCATATACTTTCCCATAATCAACGCCAACATAAATTGGGTTCCTTATTTGTCTAAAATCCATCAAATCAGCGAGGTTATAGTCAACACAAGCCTTTATCTCATTGAATGGTATGCCAGCCATTGTCTCATCAACGAAAGCATTGCAATACTCACGAAGAAAAGTGTCCTCATCCATGCTCGACTTGATGAATTCTATATTCTTTACCAATCTTGGGCATTCTTTCCAATGTATTACATGATAACTGATATGCTTGCCTTCAGGTTTGCCTTTTAGCGTCCAGAACTTGTAATATGGACCGAATTTCGACAAAGGGGTGGAAATCATGGTAATTCTGCTCGAAATGTCGCCTCTGTCAAGCGTTATGGAAGGCAGAATCGCCCCATAAATCTCTTCTGCGTTTTGGTAATGGGCGAATTCATCCAAATAAAGGTCGGTTATGGTAGCACCACGAATTGTCCTTGCGTTTGTAGGCAAAGACTGTATCCTTGAGTTCACTTCGGGAAAACTAAGGTCGGATTTTGACCTTGTGCCAAACTTGGGTATGGCATCTGGCTGTCCCAACGAAACCATCTTATCTCTATATGAATAAAAAGCGTCATAAATCACCTTCATAACATCTTTTGCCACCCTATCGCTAACTGATATTATGGCAGCCCAAGTATTAGGGATGGTCATGGCTCTAAATAATACTTCCCAAGAAAGAGTTTGTGTAAAACCCACCCTTCTTGACTTATTGACATAACGGAATTTCGTGGTGTCATCAAGAAATCTTTTCTGATAATTATCAAGTGTTATTGACTGACCTTGCAAATTAAGGTAATTCTCTATCCATTTTGTTATGGCACTCATCAGAAACACCATTTGCATACATGACCAACATATACAACCATTTTGCCTTCCCTTTTGTATTTTTCGCTTAATTCATCCTTGTCAAACATCCTTCCGCATGTAGAACACTTGACTTTCTTTCCAAAAGTGCCAAACAGGTCATATATTCTTATTTTAATTTTAGGGGCTTCGCCCTTGACCCTTCTGATTTCGAGATAATCAATTTGGTTGTCGTTTTCAAAAGCCTTGCCTTCCAACGAGTCAAATATTACCTTTAAGCTATTATCCAAATCCCTTTGCCTTTCATCGCCATAACATATTGTTATTGATGCCCCAAGTCGTGATTTCATTGGGACTACTTCCTTTTCTAATACGGTCTTTCCATCATTCTGCAATTCCCTATAAGTCTTTGGGAACAATGAATGGACATATTCCTGAAATTCCTTGAATTTTGCGGTTCGTATTCTCATCACTCCGGTTTTTGTCCTTCTTACTATATAGGCATGATTAACGCTTGGCGGTATCCTGTCCAATTCCAAAACCATAGATGCGTCATTTATTTGCATCCTTTATCGCTTCCTTCAGGTCATGGATTTCCTTTCTTAGGAAATCCAAACTGTCTTTAAGACCGCTTATTTCCCATTTCCAGTCAATTGTCTCTTTCCGTTCCATATATTTTTGTGACTTTGGCTGGTATTTTTTCTCTACGAGTGTTGGATTTAACGACACACTCAATCACCTCATTCTCCAATAAGTCAATTATATCGAACTTCTGCTTCCTATTGTTGGCAAAAGCTTCAGTCAGGAATGGCTTATTATTATTGTATAGGGAAAAGGCAATTTCACACTTCATGTCAAAGTGTTTTTTCGATTCGGCTGGGTGTATCTTTATGCAATTCAACTGCCTTGAATCCCTATCTATGTTAAGCTCCCTCATGGTCTTGTTTATAGTTTCCATCTGCTTTTTTGTAAGTTTCATATAACCTATACTCCAAATCTTCGAGGAATCTCCAATATTCTGCCTTTTCTGTTTTCATATCCGCACTTCCTGCATTTCATCCCTAAGTGGTTATGGCTTACAGCCATTGACCCACATACAGGGCATTTCACCTTGCTTTTGTTCCCCAACACATATCCCACCACGCACAACTATGACCAGACCTCTTTATGCAACATTGCTTACAGATAAACAAACTCTCTTTTTCGCACCATGAAGTTTCGTTTGAATGCACAAACCCAATGTCGCTAAAAGCGCATTTTCGTTCTCTGGATGAATATGGTGGATACCCAAGCCCGTTCGCCATCTTCAAGCTCCTTTAAGTCCTTGCCCATATCGAAAGCCAATTGTTTAGCAATCTTTAATAGCAAATTGACATCTTCCTCAACTGTACTTTTTGTGTTATTCGCTGGTTTGAATTCAGTCATTTCCTTCTGCCTTTCCTCAATCTTGCATTTGTGGTTCCCCTTGAATTGTGTAGGCATTGCCTTGCCACAATCCTTGCACCTTATGAATTCTGTCCCTTCATATTCCCAAGTGTCACTCCATTCTGGCATTTTTCTCCTCCTTTCTCTTTCGGTAACGTTCCCTCTGAAAGGTGTTCCACTTTTCCCTATTTTTGTCCAACCAACGCTTGTTGGATTCAATTTTCCTTCTCTTGTAATCCGGGTCGTTGGCATACCTATTTCTTTGGTATTCGCTTTGCGCCTTGTTGTATGCCTCCCTCAATACAGGGTCTTTTATTTTCATTTCTTCACCTTATACTGCCTAATGAAATCCTTGAATACGAATGTTGGCATTGGGAACTGTAGTTTTGGCTTTATTCCCTTGTTTGGGTCTCCCATAAGCCATAACTGGAATTCCTTGAATATCTTTACTGGATTGCAGCTTTCATCCTTCCACATCAGCCTCAAGTTCGCTTCGAGTATCTGGTTCCTTTCCCTTAACTGGTTGTTTTGCTCTTTTGCTTCCAGCATGGCTTGGTTCAGGCTTTTCCATTCGCTTTCCTTCACCATCTTCCTTTTCAGCATTTGTTCCCTCCTTTGGCTTGATTATTCTCTGCCTCATCAGGCAGTCAACACACAGTTCCAGTGGCAAATTTTGCGGGTCAAGCACCTTTATTCTCCATGTCTCCAGCTTTCCACACAATATGCAGCCTGAACTGAATCTCCTACTCAACTGGTCGCTTATTTCAAACACTTCTGGCATATCATCCCTCCCTTAGCATCCTATCCTTCAGTTTCCTATGGTAATTGTCCTCTATTCCAACCACGTTCACTATATGCGCCTTCTTCTTGCTGTCCATCAGGATTTTGTGTATGTCTTCAGGCACAATAGTGACCATCCCCTTCTTCAGCACTATTTTCTTCCCATTGCTGAATTCCCTTACATATTCCTTTGCATATCCGTCATATACTACTCTTTTTAGACTTTTTGGCATACGCCATCACCTCTTCAAGTTTATCCAGTCTATCCCACAAACGCCTTACATTCATTGCCGTTAAGTCTGCTTCCAGCATCATTTGTGGGAACAACTGCATTACCATGTCAAGCCTGCAATCGTCACATAGTTCCAATTCCCATTTCTTTACCCCTTCACATTCTGACGACACTTCCTTCTTTACAAACGTGAGGGAATCAACCTTGATTTTGCATAAACTACATTTCATTCTTCCATCTCCGCTTTCTTTACCATTGCCATTATGTTGGTATGGACTGTCTCGCTCCGTTCAGTACCTCCAGCCATCTCTTGGTAGCTTTTGAAGAACTTGTGGAAAGCTCCCATGACCATTGCAATCTCCTTAGCATTATAATTAGGTATTTCTTCCTTATTAAGTTTAAACCATTTGTTAGCTTGACCGACTATCTCCCCTGCCAGCTTCAATACGTCAGCGTCAATCTTCAGCTTTTGCTTGATTTTGGCTTCAACATCCCTGTTCCAGAAAGTCATGTCATGGACGTGCTGTGTCTTCCTTAGTTGGGATATGTATGCACCTGATATGGAAACCCCGAACTTCTTTTTCAAATGTTCCAGAATGGATTGGTTGTCCTCGCCCTTTTTGATTAGCTGGAATACCAGTTCCCTTCCCTTTATTGGTAATTTATGTGTCTGCGCCATATTATTCCCCCAATAATCGTTTTAGTTCTTTGATTGCTCCATCCTCTTTAATTACTCGCTCCAAATCAGACTCCAACAGGTTTCGTGTCTTAATTTTTTTTAGCATAAAGTCGTGGTAGTTTAGCTGTCGGTCTTCCAGTTCCTTTATCCTGTCTTTTATTAGGGATATAAGTTCTATTGTTGATACGAGTTTATGTTTTCCAAACGGGGTCGCACCCGTTAATGGTGTCGTCATAGATACTTTATTCTTTCCAGTTATACACTCTCCTTGAATTT